TATCATTCAAATCGAAAACAAAGGCGGAAAAGTGAAGCTCAACGAAGCTGTTACCGGAGACAGCATCAAGCGCATGATTGACGAGATCGGGCGACTGTTCGGCGCGAAAGCATCGGCAGAAGGCGCAAATTTTGGCGAGATAATGAACGCAGCAGATAATGCTGTTGACGTTCTCGACATCGAAATCAATTCCCCAGGCGGTTCGGTTTTTGACGGCTACACGATCTACCAAGAGATCAAATCCCTTCGTGATCGTGGAGTAACCGTCAACGTGACAATCACCGGCATGGCTGCATCGATGGCATCCGTGATTGCAATGGCCGCTGATAAAATCTCTATGGTAAAGCACGGGAGAATGATGATCCATGACGCATCCAGCGGAGCAGTCGGCAATGCAGCATCACTGCGCAAGACCGCTGAGCTTTTGGAAGCAATCAGTGAGGACATCGCCGTGATTTACAGCGATCGCACCGGAATGGATAAGGAAGAAGTTCGCGAAATGATGATGCGGGAGACATGGATGAACGCACGCGAGGCCTTAGCTAACGGCTTTGTTGACGAGGTGCTAGGTGAGCAAGTTGACATTCGCCAAGCATCGGCGGAATCTCAGTCTATGAGCTTCCTCAATCGCCTCACAAATCCATCTTCCGAAGAGTCCATCGAGCGCATCGCCGCACTTGAAGCAGACATTACCGCGCAGGCCGCAGAATTTCAATCGCGGCTCGACACCGCTGAGCTGGCACTGCAAGAAGCTGCCGAGATCACTGCCCAGAACATCGAGCTTCGCATCAAGGCCGAATTGGTTCCAGTTTTGGAAGCCAAGATCACTGAGCTTGAAGCAGCGAGCGCAATCAATGCTGAGAAGATTGACACCGCAGCCGCGCAAAAGCTGGCAGCAATGGGACACGGCGAGCCGCTGGATCTAGGGGCCAACGCATTAATCGCACCTAAAAATTACCTTGAAACCTTTCAATCACTTACAGGCAAAGAGCGCAGCGAATACTACGCCGCGCACTCTGCTGAAATCCGTTCACAACTCTCCAACTAACTAAATCAAATGGCTACCATTTCATTCAACGATACAATCTTTGCAGAAGAAGCCCTAAAAGCCTTCACTGCAAAGCTCGCCCCGCTTCGTGCATTTTCGAGATCACTCGATAATCAAACCGCCCGCAAAGGTGATGCGATTGTTGTGCCTTTCATCTCTGCACTTACGGCTACCACTTTCAATGCCTCAACTGCCAACTACCAAACCAGTGGCGGAGCGGTTACGCACAACACCGTAAACCTGAATCAGCATAACATTGTCACTTTCGACATCACCGATCTCCAGAATGCAAATTCTTCTGGAGCACGTTTTGACGAAATCGCAGCTCAAGCTGGTCGTGCATTGGGTCAGAAGGTTTTGGAAAACGTCTGGAAACTGATCACTACCACCAACTTCGGTGCTGCATCGGTTACAACTTCCGAATCCAACTACGGACTCGCCCAACTGATCGCACTTCGTGCTGTTCTTGCTGGTCGCAACGTAGATGTTGATCCGGGTGTTTGCTCTTTCATCCACAACACCGTTGTCGGTGCTGCACTTCTTGGAAACACCAACGTGCTTCAAGCCTACGCAATCGGTGACAACAATGCCGCACGCCAAGGCACGCTCGGCCAGCTTGTCGGTTTCCCCACCTATGAAACCAACATCCTGCCGACCGCTTCCACTTCGCTGGTTGCATTCGTAGCTCACCCAGATGCAATCATGGTTGCAATGCGCTATCTTGAGCCGCTCGTAACTGGCGAATATGCAGCAGTCGAGCGCGTGACTAACGATTCCGGCATGGTCATGGGCTATCGCCGCAGCTACGATCAGGCATCCGGCATCATGTATGGTGCTTTTGAGTGCCTTTACGGAACCGCTACCGGCCTGACCCTCGGTCTTGCATTCGGCACCAAACCATAATCTCAGTAGGTTGTGTCTCAGCCGTCAGCCTCGAAAGGGGCTGGCGGTTTTTTGGTGTTGCAAGCTCCCCCTGCTTGCATTACATCGCCTCAAGAAATTATGAAAAAGAAATTGAGCTTGTGCGTCATTACCGGCAATGCCGAGAACTACATCACCCGCTTCCTCGATTACTTCGAGAAGATCGCCGACGAGATTATCGTGGTAAGGGCATGCGGCAATCAGTGGCCAGACGGCACGCTGGACATTGCAAAAGCTCGCGGCTGCATCATTGACGAATATATCAACGTCCACGATTGGCCGCACGTCGATGACTTCGCGGCAGCCCGCAACGCTGCTCTCGACCTCGCCACCGGCGACTGGCTCATGTGGGCCGATACCGACGACATCATCACGCCGGATTCCATTTCACAGATCCGCCGGTTACTTGATGACATCGACGTCAAGGATGTTGACGGGGTGCTTATGCGCTACGTTGTGCCAGAAGATAACATAATCAACTGGCGGGAGCGGATCTGGCGCAAAGGATCAGCAAGGTGGGAGAATCCGGTGCATGAATGCCTCAAATTTAATGATGGAACGAAACACATGCAATTCGATGGCGCCGAGATCGTCCATGCCAGCGAAAAACGAAGCGCATCTAGGGATGAGCGCAACCTCCGCATTCTCGAATCCATACCTAAAGAGGAGCGAACAATCAGCCAACGATTCCACACGTTCCAATCTCTGATTGCGCTGGATCGTAATGCCGAAGCCATTACCGAAGCATTGGAATTTGTGCAAACAGATGGAGTCGGAAAAAACGAGCTTTATGAGGCGTATTTTCAATTAGCTAGGCTAACTGGTGACGAAGCCGTAAAAATGCAGATGCTCACGCAAGCACTCGTGACCGATCCGAGCCGCCGCGAAGCATACGGCGAGCTGGGGCTTGCTAATACTATTTGTGACCCGTTGGCAGCACTAGGCTGGACTGAGGCCATGCTGGGGCTTTCTATGCCTCAGAATCCGCCTTGGAACCTTCGCCGGCCATATTACGGCGCACTGGGTATCGGGCTGCGAGGAATGGCTCTCAGGGTCAACGGAAGGCGTGCAGAGGCAGATGCGCTAGAAACTAACCACTTCATTCGTGCAGGAGCTAAAATCAGCCTCCTGCACGCAACCAGAGGCCGACCAGCGCAAGCGTGGCGTTGTCGAATGAACTGGCTCCGCAGCGCAGCCAATCCTGACGCGGTGGAGCATATCTTTGCCATAGACGAGGATGATTACGCCAGCTTCGCCCTGGCAAACGCTCGCTGCGTAATCAATCCCGGTGCCGGCCCAGTGGCAGCCTGGAACGAGGCGGCAAAGTTTTCCAAGGGCGAGATCCTCATCCAGCTTTCCGACGACTGGGAACCGCCGATGCACTGGGACAAGCTGATACTGGCGGCCATCGGCAACACGTCAAAGCCCGCCGTCCTTGCCGTCAGTGACGGACACCGCACCGACCAGCTGCTCTGCATGGCGATCCTGACCCGCGAACGCTACAAGGCGCAGGGCTACATGTTCCACCCTGAGTTTTTCAGCATGTTCAGCGACAACTATTTCACCAACCGAGCTTATGCCGACGGCGTGGTGATCGAGGCGAAGGAGATTGTGATTGAGCACATGCACCCTGCGTTCGACAAGGCAGAGATGGATGAAACATACGCCCGCAGCAATGACCCGGCAAACTATGAGATCGGCAAAGGTATCTTGGCTCGGCTATTGGCCGGAATGAAAGTGTCATCCGATATTGACGGATGGTTCGACTTCTCAGAAGTTTATGACCACGTGGCCGCCCACCTGCCCATCGAGGGGACGTTTATTGAGGTCGGCAGTTGGAAGGGCAAAAGTGCAATCTACCTGCGCGACCGGCTGAACGACATCGGCAAAAAGTCAGCAACCCTCATCTGCGTTGACACGTTCGCAGGTGATTCCGACACCGGGCAAGTGGACGTGTGGGACGAGTTCCGCGAAAACTGCGGCTGGCGGAAAATCACCAAGTGTCGGAACGAAAGCGTAGCAGAGTCGAAACATCAGCCGGACGAATCCGCTGACGGCATCTTCATCGACGCATCGCACGATTACGAGAACGTCAAGGCTGACATCGCGGCATGGCTGCCCAAGGTTAAACCCGATGGATTCTTCGGCGGCCATGACATCGACGCGCCCGGCGTGCTGAAAGCAGTCCAAGAATCCGGCATCAATTACCACGTTGTCGGTCGATGCTGGGTAAGAAATCAAACCGTATGAGCGAAACCCACAAAGGCGACTGGCACCGGCTTGGCGATGCACCGGCATACCGAAACAACTACGACGCAATTTTCAGAAAAAACAAAAGCAATGATCCTATCAATACTGACCCCGACAATACCGGGACGCGAGAAGCAGCTGCAATCCCTCCAACAAAAGATCGAAAGACAGATCGGCGGACAACCCGTCGAGCACCTGATTCTGAGTGACAATCGCAAGCGCAGCATCGGCGCGAAACGGCAGGCACTGCTCGACATCGCGCGGGGGCAATACATCGCCTTCGTGGACGATGATGACGACATCGCAGAGGACTACGTTTCGAGTTTGTTGGCAGCCATGGAATCAGGTGCTGACGTAATCACTTTTGAGCAGCGAGCGATTTACAATGGTCTAGAATCAAAAGTTTGTTTTGGAGTGAATAACCAAGACAAGGCATTCACACCGAACGGAATCACCCTCCGCGCGCCGTGGCACGTTTGCGCGTGGCGACGTGCAGCCGTAGTTGGGTGCTTATTTTCCGAAGTTAATTTCGGCGAAGATTTATGCTGGTGTTTGCAGGCAAGGAGACGTATAAGAACAGCAACTCACATCGACAGTGTTCTCCACACCTATCGCCATGACAGAAGCACAACAGCCGCTCCCGAGCCAACCTGAAGAAAAGCGACTAGCGCAGATCAAGTATCTGAAAGAATACCGGCTAAAAAACGCCGATGCGATTGCAGCAAAAGCCAAGGTGAATTATCAAAAAAACCGGGATACGATCCTTGCCCAAAAAAAGGAATATACCAAGAAAACAACGGAGAGACGGAAAGCCTACCAGACTAAGCATTACGCGGAAAACAAAGAACGGATTCTCGCAAGTGCGGCAAAGGCAAGGCAGGGCAAAGAAGAGGAGCTTGCGGCATGGCAGAGAAAATACAGGAAATCCAATCCTGAGCTTATTCGCCAGCGTGACAGGGAATACTACAAAAAACACCGAGAAAAGAACCTCCATCAAAAATCCGAATGGGGGAAAACTACAGAAGGAAGGATCAAGCAAAAGGCCAAGAACCAGACCCGCCGCGCACGCAAGAACTCCGTGGTTAGCACCTTGACCGCTCCCGATCTGCGGGAGATTCGGGACAAAGCAAAAGGCACATGCTTCTACTGCCACGCAAAAACAAACCTAACACTCGACCACGTAATCCCAATTTCAAAAGGCGGCGGGCATACGCGCGACAACGTGGTTATGGCGTGCAGGTCTTGTAATTCCAGCAAGGGATCAAAAGACCCATTGATTTTCGCAAAGGAGCGCGGACTTCTACTGATATGACCACAGCCGCGCCTGAGCTTTGACTTTCGCCACGCATCGCGCAACCCTCGTTCATGTCCATCCTGAGCGATTTCATTGATACTGTGGCACCGATTGCTCAAACCGTGATCGGTGCAGAGACGCTATCCATTGGCGGCGGCACATCCATCAGCGGGACTTATTCTGAAGCACGGCATTCGCGGGATTACGAGGAGGGCGGATTTGAACGGGACGCGATGCTTGATTTCGTGGTTGAAACAGCCACGTTCTCAACTGCCTACACTGCAGCTGTTACCAGCTACCTTGGCAAAGCAGCGACGGCAAGAGGTGATTCCTATCGAGTTGCATCCATCAGCAAGGGCGCGTTTTTTGTGACGGTGGGGCTGGTTTCAACGAACAAATCAGCATGATAAACACAGACATAGACACCAAGGGGCTGGAGCGTCAAATCATGTCAATGGCCAAGGATTTCGGCGAGTCGAATGAATCGGCAATTTGTCGATGGGGTGTAGCTACCTGCCGCAGTCTAGTCAAAGGCACTCAGGCATGGGGAGATGGTACGGAAGCTAAAAAGAAGCAGGAAGAGTCTATAAAAAAAGATGCGAACAGGGCGATTTACAGCGTTTCCAAGGGGACATACGTCAACGGGGTGGCAAGTGGAAAACTTTCAGGCTTAGTCATTAACGGCCAGCTTGTGACATTTACCCCGGATCGCATTTTAAAAACGCCAGAGGAAATCAACGCGTTTATCGACCGCAAGCAGACTAGCAAGCGCAACCGCGTGCCTACGATGAAGCGAAACGAGAGAGGTATCACATCGAGCGCAGCAATGACAAAGGCGCTGCGTATCCGTTACAAAAACTCAGGCAAGGCTAAGGGTGCATGGGTCGGAGCCGGTCTAGCTATCGCTGCAAAACAACGCAAAGGATCACGACTGACTATCGGTAAGAACGTAGCTGGATACGCCCACAAGTTCAAAGGAGGTGGATCCGCGCAGCTCATCGCCTCCCAATGGAACCCGATTGGGAAGATCACAAATAACATCCCCTACGTCTCAACCGATTACGTTCTCAAAAAATCCGATGCAACCGAGGCGATCAACACCGGCGGTCGAATGACCGTGAAATGGTATGAATCCGCAATGGCCGCAAAGCTCAAACGAAAAACAAAATGACAACTGACAAACTACTCGACGCATGGAAACGCTGGATTCAACGCGAAACCACCCTGCCGGTGGCTATGCGCGACACCGAGGACACCAAGGCATACCCCGGTGTTTACATCGAGGGTGACAGCGTGTCTCGCTTTGAATCAGGAGGTGTGCAAGATGGGAACACCTTCAAGATCGAATGGGAAACCAAGCTCGTCACCACGCCCGGCGATGATGCGCAGCAAGCGACCAGCAAGGCTGCGCATGATTCTTTGCGAAACGCTCTTGCTGAATATGTGGAATCGGATCAGGCCGAGGCATGGATGGACGGGCAGATTGGAATCCGTGTTTTTCAGCTACTCGCCAACTCGCCCGAAACGACTGAGGCAGATGGCTATCGAGTGACGACTTGGAAGGCAACCGCGGTCGCCTGCGTAATTTGACTTTCGCCACGGTTGGCGGGAATCTCAATTTATGGCCGCACGCAACTTTTCCCTCAGCCGTTTTGGAACCGTCGATGAATCTTCAGCTACCGGAGTTTTTCTTGGTGAAATCACCTATGATTACCAATCTGACAAGGTTGATATCAAAAACCACATCAGCTCGACGGTAGGATTTACGCTTTCCGACCCACGCACTGACATTAAACTTTCCGGCGTTGTGACAACCAAGACGGCAGGATTCACACCTGCCATTGCATCGGTTCTGACTCTTGCAAACAGTTCAGCCGATACTCTTGGACTCAATACCAAGGGCATCTTCGGAACCGCAGTCGCAAACGCTGGCGTGGTCGTTTATGCCGCCAGCTTGAAACGCGTCAACAGCGATTTTGAGACAGGCGATTGTTCCGCGATCTTCCACCCAGAAGTCGTGACGAACGCCCCAGTGAGCCTGACTTAACGCTTTCCCCTATGAAATATGACAGCCAACCTTTCCACCCATCGCACGGGGGACATTAACTTTTTCGCCGCGTGCATGAGCATCGGCATAGCGCCGTGTTTTCCTGAGCCTGCCGAAGTAATCCAGTCCGACGATGGGCATGATTACCTCTCTTTCCGGCTTAACTCATTCTCAGAATGTGGACAATATGAGACAAGGGAGATCAACAGGGCATGGACGCACAAGGAGTCTTTCCGCCGCGAGTTTCCGTCTCATCCGTTTGTGATGATCATGGACTTTATCGACCACTCACGAGGAGCGAAATCAAAACCTGATTGGGTTGAGAAAGCCGCTTCTTTTCTCGGCATCGCACGGGACAGCATCCGCAAGGACTTAGATCGAGTTTCAGCATTGGAGCACGAGCTGCCCGAATCACCTCTCACCTACATCTGCTGCTACATCGTCAACCGATGGGCGGCGATTGACTGGGCGAAAAACGCGATCCCTAAAACCGTAGTGAACGCTGGGCCATCCATCGTGATGCTCGATGGCAAGCTGCCTATGAAAAAACAGCTACAACTCCTTTCCTACTTATGAAATCAGCACCCGCATACGCAACACCGCAGACCGTGGCCGGCCACAAGGTCTATCCCTGCGCCTATGGCCACATTCACTGGCTAACTGAGCGCAAGAACCCCTTGATGACCCAGAAAGGCAACGTGGACGATTACAGCCTGGCTGAAATCTGCTTTGCCTTCACGACCGATCCTAAGAGCCTCCAGAACGTCAAAGGAGCGGCAGCAAAGGCACGGGTGACTACTTTCCTCATGGAGTCCACAAGCAAGGCTCTAGTGGCACTCTGGACGCACGCAAGCAAGGAGATCGAGAACTACTTCGGCTCTATGACCGTGCCAAAAAAAGCCCCGGCGCAGGCACTCAAAAAGCGCAAGCCTGCGACCCGTGCGCGGAAGCGGTAATCATTTACACTCTCGGAAAATCAAACTTAACCAGCGATCAACTCCTTTATGAACTACCCGCCGCATTCGTCAACCAGCTCATGTCCTGCGCTTGGATCGAGGCTGGGCGCGAGATCGAAGGCATCGAAGCACGCGGCAAGGTTGCCGAGGACATCACAGCTAAGCTCGCGGCAATAGCGAGACGACCGAAACCTAAATTCAACTTCTAAAACATCATGGCCATCTCCACCACGTTCACCCTGAAATTTGTCGGAGCCGCAGTCGAGCGCGGACTTGCTCGCGTGCAATCGTCTTTCAAGTCGCTTGGTGGCGTGGCGATGAAGGTCGGCAAGAGCCTGCTTTCACCGTTTGCTGGTATTGCGGCAGCGGTTGGTGGGTTACTAGCAGCAGGCTCATTGGTGAGAACTGGATTAGAGCTTAATGAGATCGGCGAACAGGCTTTTGCGTCTGAAAAACGACTACAAAACGCAACGCGCAGCATGGGTCTTTTTGGGAACCAAGCAGACAATGTTACAAAGCGACTCATTGATCTAAGTGACGAGCAAGCGAGACTTACGGGCATCGACGACGACGCGATTCGCCTTACTCAGTCAAAGCTAATGACATTCAAGGAGCTTGCCAAAACCGCAAATGTTGTCGGCGGAGCTTTTGATCGAGCCACCATAGCCGCAATCGATATGGAAAAGGCCGGGTTCGGTCAAGCTGCCACGAATGCCGTAATGCTAGGCAAGGCTTTAGGAGATCCGATGAACGGATTGCAGGCACTTACAAGGGCTGGCATTATTTTCACTGAAAAGCAAAAGCTGCAAATCACAACTATGCAGGTACTCGGAAGGATGGGGAAAGCGCAAAACATAGTTCTAAAGGAAATTGAAACTCAGGTCGGCGGGGCTGCAGCAGCAACATCCACCGCATCCGCTCGAATGAAACAATCATACGGTCAACTCAAGGAGGAGTTCGCAAAACCATTTTCAATCGAACTCGGCAAAATCTTTGACCGAATTGTTGCAAAGATCCCAGAACTCTCAAGTCAAGCGAAGTCATTGGGCGAGTCAGTGGGGAGGACGATGACACAGCTTGTTGATGCTTTTGAGCAAGGACGACTGGGAGAAGTCGTTGAACTTGCGCTTATGGCTGGAATTACCCGCGCAGGTGAGGAAATGATTGCCGCTATGGTTTTCGCCGGAAATGCACTTTATGACACTATTGCCGGACGCATGAAAGGTAGCGATCTTGGGAAAATGATGAACATCGGCGAACCACTTACCGAAGGAAGCGGCATCCCAAAAATGGCAATGCTTACACCAGTCGGCCAAATGGCGTTTGGTATGGAAAAGGTAATGGGATTGAAGCGGCACTTCAGCGAAAACGGAGGATCAGTTGACACATACCAACAAACCAGAGAGGGATTCCGTGATGCACTGGATTCAAGCCGATTTGTAAACAATCTCAGCCAGACCCTTCAAAAGCAGGGAACCGTTCCGACAGCCCCAGGGTACCGTTACGCAAAACCCGGAGAACCCGCAACCATTATGGATGGCGAGCGAGTTGTCCGCATCCTTGATAGCATCGATCAAAAACTCTCATATCAACCCTAAGCCATGGCAATCAAACAGTTTCTAAGCTCATCAATCAAGTGGGTGCCACAACCCGGCTTCTCGGTAGTTTACACCGAGAACGGCGGCATTGAGGCCTCGCAGGACATTCTGATCCGCAATGCTGATATTTCGACCGTAACGGTTTTTAACCGTGGCACGAGATGGGAGATTGTTTTCCCCGAAGTTCCCACAATCTATCGCGGGCTGACGATGAAAACTTTCGACCCGACAGACCGGGGCGATGGTTTTTCAATCCTAAAATGCACCTTTACGGGGTATCAGTTTGTCGCCCCCGGATCGAGTGGTGTCGGGGATGAAGCTGTGCAAGCAACCAGCACTCTTACTGGGCAACTTACAGCTGAACCGCTTTCCTCTCATCCCAAGTGGGAACCATTATCACAAACAGCCAAAACCGTGCTTGGCTACCTCATAAGTGGTCAATATGTATGGGATGGGAACGACAATAAAATCAAGATCGTGCAGAATGATGGCAGCTTGGTTGCAAACGATACGCTTTCCGCTTATATCGTTGGTGATGCGAGGAAATTTGCAAACATCATTGCAGAGGGTGACCAGACATGGGATCGAGGCGGCTGGACATACAGCTATCACACCGAGTCAGAAACAGGTTTCACCTCTGCGCAGCTCAACTCACTTGGCAAGATCGTGGCCAACCCTCCGGGCAACCCTCAAGACCCCGGTGCTGGCTGGACATGGATGCTCGCATCACCCAGCCAAAGCCAATCGGGATTAGATCGGTTCATCAAGACCCTTGATTTCCGACTCATCCAAGACAACGATAAAAACCAGTTCCTCTACGATTACTGATGAAATTCAGGCTACAAGGCAGCGTGACGATACCGAAGCGGCCATCCTCTGTCGGAGGGCTGATAAGCTGGGCTCGCGGCGTCAATCGAACATTGCAGGAGCTGCGCGACAGGAAGATTGTTGGCACGGTCGCAAAAAATGGAGGAGGGACAAGCACACAGGGTCCATTCTGTAAGGTTTATCAGGATGATCCTAATTGGAAGCTGACAGGCGGATCTGTGATAGGCGGATCGGGCAACGTAGCTGTAGCTGACAACAATCTCGGCACTATTTCCAGTCCACCTGCTAACGGCACTTTTTACTGGCTTGTATGCTCTGGAACAGCGGTGGTGGAGGACAGCGTTCTTTTACCGGGATTCACCCTTTCTACGGTCACAGTTGCATCAGGGTCATCTATACCAAGCAACACTATCCCGACTGCTGCCGCACCTACTGGAGTCCTACGCATATCACTCGGGTCATGGAGTAATGGGGTATTTGTCCCCGCAGGATGCGGCAATATCCAAATTTTCCACTGCCCAGGAACACTCAGCTACTCTCGAGTATGATCGAAACTGTTGAAGAATGGAACACGCGTCTTGGCTATTGTGGCTGCTGCCCGATGCCAGTGTGTCCGACACCAACGGTCATTTGTGAGGCGAAACATAAATTACTATTCCTGAGTGAAACAGCGGATGATATAGTTTATGGTGAAGACGAATATCTTGTTTTCATACCAAACTTTATTACTGCATGGGTAGCGGATACAGAAATAGGGACGATCTACCGAAAGGTAACGATCAATACGTCATCTGAAACTTACGAGTATGACGGACCAGTAAAGGAGAGCACAGTAAGTTGCACGGCCACAACAAAAACAGTTACATCTTACAGTTACGGCGGAGGTTACGAAACAGAAACCACGACAACTTATACACTATCGGAACCTATAACCAAAGGAGAGTTCTTTACACTAGTTGAGGACGGAATGGAGGCGGACACTTGGACTGTTACTAGTGAAGGTTCAGAGTATTATCCATGTTCCTCCCAGCGAATCGACCAATGGGTAGAGTATTCAAGCACTATCTCCGATCCGTGCAGTTATTTTCAACCCTATTCCGATGATTTTAATGTGCCAGCTGCATTAAGGAAAATTCGCTTTCGCTTCCGCATTCCAAACACACATCTCGGATCGAAATTTACCATAACCTACGATGTCGCTCAATTTCCCTATGATGCGGAAGTTGATCCGTCCTTCATTTCTCAGGACAACGTAATAGTGTGGACTGGCCCAGGCACTGGGCTATCCACAGACCCATCATGGCTTACGCCCTTTGTAGAGATCGACCCTCCAGAAATCACGGCTGAATGTCGTATCGTCAACATCCGCTACACCTGCTACACGGGAACTAAATACGGCGTGAAGCCGCAAGTTATGGGAGAGGCCTTTGAACCACCAGCACCATGATCCAGTCCCCTAAGCCCATCCCGCGCGTCTCCGCGAAGCACTATGCTCCACAGCCCGTGCCAACCGCTGCAAAAGTGCGTTTCCGCGTAAAAGGAGAGTCTGATGGACCCGTGTATCAGGGACAAGTGCAGATCATCCCGTGTGCAAGTTGTGGACAAAAATCAAAGCAAATTTGACTTTCGCCACCTACCGGAAAAATGTAACCCATGACTCTTTCCGGCACAGAAGTTCGTTACGGCATGATTGCGACAGCCGACCCTGGAGCAGTAAATGTTTCTGGTTCTCAAACAATCGGGACACCCCTTGCATCTCTCATTTACACAGACGCGCCGACCGTCGCCTATTCGATGGCGATGATCATTCAGCCTAGCGGCGTGCTTACCCTTAACACGTCCACCGGCGCAGTTACCGGCACGGCAGCAGGAACCGCCCAGGTCGAGACTGCTACGATTGTAGCAGCTGCTGGTGCAACCACGGCAGGCGACTTGAACGTGACCGTGACGAGCGCACTTGTGACCGGCTCGCCTTTGCTCATCCCAGTTGCGCTGCTTTTGACCGACAACACCGCCAGCCTAGTTGCGACGAAGGTCAGGGCAGCTCTGAACGCCACCGCCGCGATTACCGCGCATTACACGGTCGGAGGCTCCGGTGCCACCTACTCGCTGACGACCAGCGCGATCAACCACGCAGCAAACGATTCCACGCTGAACATGGCACACGCTAACGGAACGTGCGTGGGGATTACGACCGCGGCAACCTCGGCTAACACAACCGCAGGAGTCGGCACCACCCGCGCTTACAAATTTAACGGCACGGCATGGAACGCGACCGACAACGAAGGAATTGCACTGCCGACCATGACGAAGCTGCATTCGATGCTACTCCGCTCTGCATCGACCAGCGGCTCGGTGGCGGTCGGTGAAGGAACCAACCTGTTGACTATTTCCGCCCCATTCGTCCACCTGCAAGCATCGCAAGCCGGTGCGCATCCATTTACAGGCGATTCGGTTACCTTTACGGGCGCAACCGCACCAATCACTTTGATTCTCGACATCCACGCAGGAGCATAAGCCATGGCAGACACGATCTATCTGAAGCGCGGGCAAAACTTGGACATCACAGCCGAGTTCATCGACGAGGACGGCGTGCCGATCACGTTAAATGGCACATACACTGCAACCTCAGCCATGCGCTTGAAAGGCACTTGCGATCCAATCATTTTGACCTGCACGATCGTGGCTGGAAAAGTTAAAATCGTCCAAGCGACTGATGATTTAATTGCTGGAGTTTACGACATCGACATCATTGTCAGCAACAATGCCGGTCGTGACATCACGGATGTATTTTACCTAAACCTTGGAAAGACGATTACCCCACTATGAGCAACGTGACACAAACAGGGGCAGTTGGGGAAGTGGTCGTCACACAGACGGGACAAGAGG